CTTTGTGAAAACAGTTTCTTTCCCTTCATCATTCTTAACTGTGATAGTATACTCAATCGAAGCATTATCGGCAGTCATATTGCTATGATCATCGTACCTTCTTACGTATCCAGTTTGAGGAGAATAAAGATCTAAGGGTGATGTATCTGTAACAGTAGTTGGTGTGGATACCGTAACATTTGTTCCAACCGCACTTACACGATACGTTGAGTTTGGATAGGGAGCAATACCATCGTATCCCAATTGATTTGTTCCCTCATAAACCTCAATATCTGTTCCGGAATCGGTGTAAGTAACTGTTCCACTATTTGTTGTTGGAAGAGTGTGAGCTTCATTGCTCAGAATAATCGTAATGGCGTCGGATCCCTGTTTCAAAGGAAAGATGACGATTTGATCGCGCGCAAGAATTGGGTTTGACACTCCACCTTCTCTTATTTGACATTCAACCTTCTTTGGAGATCCGATTGTTGTTGGAGATGTAATAGTAATCTGTGCGGCAAACGGAGAATCATTTCCGGCAGCAGTAGGACCAGATCCTTGTGGTTCATCATCAATAAAGAACTCAAAGTAAACATCTGAGGATTCAGATGCGTTTACAGCTTCTGCAAAAACTGTTACGCTTGCGGGATCTGGTGTAGTTCCATCCTTGTTATATTCAATGGACTGGTCGGATGCAGTTAGTATTACACCTCTAGCCGCAGTTCCGGCAGCACCATCCGAACCGGCAGCACCTTCTTGTATTAATATCCAATCAATACGAAAAGAAAATGTATTGTCCGTACCACCTGCATCAGTGTATATGAAATTTCCAGTTACGTTTGGATTTGTGTTTCCGTCAGTATGTGTCGCAAAACCTAGTGCTGGGCGTGATACTCCGGTGTCTTCAGTACCACCAGAAAAAGTAAGACCAGTGGATTCGTCATATCGCCAAGTATTATTTGCTTTGGTTGCCGAATATGAAACTTGACTTAAATTGAAATATAATTCGGGTGTTATGGTTTTACCCGAAGGATCCCAATCATCTGCGGCCGCATTGACATTATCAAAGTAGGGAAGAGCCCTAAACTCAATCGAACCAAGTGATCCAATTGCTCCAACACTTTGAAAGTTACAATCACCATTAGCGTCAATTGTAATTACTTGACCACTTGAACCGGCAACTCTTGGTAAAGTGTATGCCGAAGTATTTGGTGAGTTCAACTCATCGAAATAACCAACTCTTTGTGGTGAATCGTCTGTTACTTTTAAATCAGGCATAATTTATTAAATAGGTTTCGTAGTGATACCAGCCTTAACACCAGCACTATCACGGTGTTTGTGACCGACAAGACTGACTCCCTTTGCAACCACATCAACTGTGGCTGTGAGAGTTCCGGTTACATCAACGTTGTTATTGATTTTGGTCCCTTCGGTGGCAGTTATATCTTGAATTCCGGTGATGCTCATTGTTTGACCATCACCAACCGTAACTGTCTGTCCTTCTCCAACCGTAACTGTCTGTGCTGTTCCAACCGTAACTTCCATATCTTCCAAAACCTCTAATTTATACTTTTTACACTTTGTGTTCATATTACCATCAACATTTAAGTTTAGGTCTCCAGTAATATATATATTCTTATTATTAATAACTACTTCATAAGAATCTCCTACTATCACAACAGATCGATCACCACCAAACTCTCCTCCGGCGACTTCATCATATGATCCGGACTTGTGAAAGATCGAGATTCTTTCCTTTCCGCTCGTATCATCAAACTCTAAAACGTGACCAGACTCACTCTGATATACATGATTGTTTGGATAGATCGGTTCGATAACCTTCGAAGGAGATGGAGGTGACCAAGACTTTCCTCCACCCACCGGAGTAATCGAAATATTAGATCGAGAATCTTTACTCTTATAAACTGCGGAATCCTTGTAATCCTTTCGAGCTGGCTGAGGAGTATCGGGTTTTTTCAGAGAATCTTCTAATGGATAAACCTGATCCGGATCGGAAAATCCCTGAGAGTATTCCGGTCGAGATTCAAACATCGATGGAATGGATCCCATGATAACTGGATCCTGTACGTTCGAACCATCACGAAAGAAACCAATAACCCAAGAACCTTGAACGAGACCAGTTGCGGAATAACCTATACCAGATGTCGAAGCCGAAGTAACGGGCATCATCACATTTGCCCAAGGAAGATCTTCGGTAGGAATGTCTCCTTTATTGTCAGTGTGATAACCAAAGCAACGGACACGATAACGACCCATTTCTTCGGGATCGTTTACATCTTCAATTACTCCGGTGAACCAAAGAAAGTTGCCACCGACAAAACTGTCTCCGTATTCATTCATTATAATTGTTTTGGTGAATCGTCCAAGTCAACCGAAAAAGAATCTCTCTTGACTCGAAGATTCACATAATACTCATCATTCTCAAACTCATGAATCGCCGAAGTAATGAGATACTTTCCCGAAAGAAACTTGTTTCTATGATCGGCTTCTCCACTTTTACCTGTAAAATCCTTATATGCTATTGGATCAATTGCCTTTGGAAATTCTAATTGTATTTTTCTTCCGGCGTTCAGTTTAAAGTTTCCATTTAATCGTATATCATGAGTGAAGGTATTTAATAGAGCGTTATACGCATTCATAAAGTGACGCGATATCTTACTCATGTTATTGTAGTTGGTATTACCCTCAAATGCTTTTGAGTTTAACGAAAGATATTCGCAGTGAGCTCGAGTAAAGTCTGTTAGTTTATCATCTCCTATTAAGAATTTATCGGATAATATTTTCTTTCCATCAAGTGTTGGCTTAGAATCAACAAAGTCTGATGCATAGTTATACTCATACTTTGTATAAGTTTTGTTTGAGTAATCAAGGTAATTGTTCTGTGATGCAAACGCACCTCTTCGAGATTGAATGCTTTTGTTCAGTTTCAAATCTGATGAGATACTCAAAATTCTTAGCTCTCTCTGACGAAAATCTCCATCTGTATTTCCATCAAAGGTGAAACCCCTTGAATCATAATACGTTTCAAAAACTTTATTATCCTCACTCACCAAAGATGCCAACGAAAAGAGTTTATACCTTCCATTGAGTGTTTGAAAAAAGAAGAAAGGTGAGAAACTATCTTCGGCGTATGTTTGTTTTCGAAACCATTCGATCACATCCATAGGTCTTTGATTTGCGATGATTCCCTTCGAAGAACTAATTGCATCCTTTGAATATCGAAACTTGTTTTCTGGAAGATTTAACTCTTCGATAAGTATTCTTTGAATCTCATTGGCAGTGTTGTTAGTATAAGACCGAGATATCTTTTTTTGATTTGAAATGTATGATTGTTCGGATATACCAACTAAAGTGATGACTTGAACGTAAACCTGTTTATCACTTGTTCCATAAGTCGGATATTCGCTAATAAAAAATTTCAACTTAAGATTCTTGTCATCTCCATTTCTTTTCTTATACTTTATGATGACTTCAATCTTTTCTTGGCCAATGATCGGAAACTCTTCGATAAAATTTGTACTATCTTTTAACGTAAGTTTTAACATCAAAGATTGGGAGTAAAGACTCTCACTGATCTCCATCTTAACGGCTATGTTCTTAATATCTTTTGGGTCATCACCTTTATAGTTTGTGATGTAGATATGTTCCAACTTATAGGCAGAGGGAATACTCGCCTTGTTTGAACCAAGTTCAAGATTCTTTCCTATAATTGCCATTACGAATTAATTAAATTTTGATACTCTTCGACGAAAGCTTCAACGAATTCTGGACGAACATATCTTATTCTTCGTCTTGCTTCATTCTTCTCTTGCTCGTATTCGAACCATGTTTGAATATTGCTAATACTACCCAATGCTCGATTAGGATGAAGAGCGTCATAGGCACCAATATAAACAAATGGAGAATCGGTTGATTCGAAACCATGAGGAGCATTCACCAATTCGTCATACGCTCGATATGGTCGATAAGTATATGTTGACAAGTCGCTTTCGGTGAGAGTATCAACATCTGCGGTAATCACATTAATTGATTTGAGGTAGTTTGTGTATATTTCAAGCCAAGAGGATTTTTGTGTTTCGGTGGCGTCAGATGAAAATGCAAATTGATATATTCCATTCGTGCTATAGAAATTCGCATCGGATGCATCGTATGTTACGAGTTGTAAAAGGAAATTGTCATATCTCTCGATCTTGGCAGTTGATTCCGGTGAAGTACCAGTCTTAAGAAAACGAAGATAGTCATAATTCAGATCCAATCCATTCATCATATTTCGAGTGTAATCGTTCTGAGGACTATTAAGAGGACTATCAAGAGCAGAAGAGATTTCGGATAATGAAGTCGCTAAGTTTGGTAAAAAGATAAAGGCACCATGATCACCATACTCTTGTTCTATACCTCGATGAAAATCTATATATGACTTATACCACTCGTTAAATCCGGATTGAAGAAAGTCATTAATGATAAAGAATGTCCAATAGTAATCTGGTGTTCTATACAACTTTTGTGAAACGATATCAGGCCTTTCTCCTTCTTGTATATTATAATAGAGATAGGTCGTAAAATCATCAGATCTTATATTATCTACATCAACATGACGATAGATATCGACTCGCTCAGTGAAGTCGTTTGTTTCTTGAAGATCGTATTGTATTTTTGGAAATTGTTGAAAAAATGCCATTATTCTACAGATGTTTCTTTAGGTAAGGTAATGTTTCCAACGGTATTTTGTGGAACACCATTCTCGTCAATTCCTCGATTAGCACCAATAGTATCAGCTTCGAGATCATCGATGTCCGTTCTTGTAAGTACCCGTGTTTCCTGATAAGATACACTGATATCCACTTCAAGCGGAGCCCCATCAGCATGAAACATATTTGTTGTTGAGTTAATACTTGATTCAACCGAGACCAAATAGCACGAGTAAATTTTTGGTATGAATCTATTCTCATTTCCATTTCCATCAAGGAAACGAATAGTCCACGTTGGAGGAAACGCTAATAAAATACTTTGTGCATCTGATCGAGAATCTGCGTATGCAAATGCTCTAAATTTGGAATGAATCTTTCTTACTATTTCGGATTCTTCGGGAGATCTCGCAATTAACTTAAATCCAAAGGTAAAGGAACGTATTGCGTTTCCACTAAATGTGGTATTTGTGTTTGGATTTAAAAGAGTTCTACTTTTAAGATTAGACGCAGCCTTTAAACTATCTGGAAGAATTAATTTTTGAGCAACTGCATTTGCGATTTCTCCTCGCTTAAAACTGTCAGTTGCCCCACCAATTTGACCCTTTATGCTTTCGGCTATTTTACTTGGACTAAAACCACCGTCTTGTATAGCCTGTGATAATCCTCCTCCTATGACTCCAAGATCGACTGTGTTGTAAGTTGCAGAGTCATTAAAAGCAATATTTGCCGGACATGGAAAAAAGATATGATGTTGTTTAACTCCACTGGTCTCTTTTTCATGAGCGGTGAATTCAATGATATTAACATTTGGCTGACCTCGAAGATCAATTGGGAAAACTAACCCGCTTGTGTCGCTTGATGTTATAAACGAAGGTAAGTTATTACCCAACAGATTCTTTCCGATATCGGAGACCGAAGATGATAACTGTGACTTTGCGTTTCTAACTAACGCATTTGCCTGTTTTCCGAGACCTGAAAGTGAAATTGGATTTGCCATAGATAAATAGATTCTGTTCTTATTTATAAGAAAAAATGTCGTATAAAGGAAGATATAAAGTAAAGAATCCGAGCAAGTATAAGGGTAATCCAACTCAGGTTATCTTTCGATCTCTATGGGAAAGACAGGTTTTTCGTTGGTGTGATGAAAATCCAAGTGTTCTTCAATGGTCAAGCGAAGAGATTATCATTCCTTATCGATGCAAAACAGACAAAAAGCTCCATCGTTATTATCCGGATGTTTATATCAAAACAAAGGACAAGGAGTATCTGATTGAAATCAAACCAAAAAAGGAAACCGTTCCTCCCCGAGATCGATCAAAGAAAACAAAGAAATACCTCAACGAAGTGATGACCTATATTAAGAACACTTCAAAATGGGATGCGGCAAAGGAATACTGTGCGGATCGTGGATTCATATTTGATATTTGGACCGAAGACACATTAAAGAAAATGGGAATAAAATTGTTGACCTAATCTTATAAATAGATTCATGGCCAAATCGTATTTCGATAAATTGCAAGCTGATGCTTTTCGTTCGGGTGTCCAACCTCGTACCGAAGAGTCGTTGAAGTGGTTTCAAAAACGACTTCGCAATATCACTCGTGTAAATCGAAATCAGATACTCAAAGACGAGAATTTGATTAAGGTAAATAAACCTCTCACTGGCCGAATGTTCATGTACTTCTACGATCCAAAGACAAAGGAAACACTTCCCTACTACGATAAGTTTCCACTCATCATTATGGTTGATCGAGCACCAAAGGGTTTCTATGGATTGAATCTTCATTACCTTGATCCAAAGAGAAGAGCGATCTTCTTTGATAGGTTAATGGATTATATGACAAATAAGAAGTATGATCGAACCACAAAATTTCGTTTATCCTATGGTCTTTTGTCGGGCGCTCGTAAACTCAAAGAGTTCGAACCCTGTTTCAAAAGATATCTTACATCACACATTACATCAAGAGTCTCAGAAGTTCCGGCAACCGAATGGGAAGCCGCACTCTTCATGCCAACCGATCAGTTTGTGAAGAATAAGAGACAAACCGTTTGGAATAAATCACGTAAACTCATAGCATAATGTCTTTAGTCAAAAAAATTCAAGGTACGATAAGTCCAACCACAATTGAAGACTTTAAGTCTGTAGTCAGTCGAAGAAGTGGATTGGCTCCGGCAAATCGTTTTGCGATATTCATGAATCCACCTTCTCAGACTCTT